CTCTCGAAAGAAAATGCTATTCGTAGCGAAAAAGAGCAGATGAACGAATCTGAGAGGATCTGGTCAGAAAAACTTTCTGCTAGCGATATTGCGGAACATGCATTTGCGAAAGTGAAGAAACATGTTTCATATAGTAAGCACATGAAGGATGGCAGACTGGATGTAGAGTCCTTTTCGGCGGCTGTGGATGCTGAGATTAAGGAGTGGACGGAGTTGGGTTTCACTTCTTCGGTTCTCGGTTCAGGCTTTACCACCAAAGATACTGATAACAGCGAAACCAAGATGACTCAGAAAAAGACAGAGGAAAGCGTTGCTCTGGCTGATTCCATGTTAAAAATGGTCGGTAACAAGAAAAATTAATGAAAAGGAGGTGAATTTCTTATGGCAAATCTTGTTGGGAAAGATATTCCTAATATGACTTACGGAACACAGGAAGATTATCGAAGGCTGTATTTTTCAGAGCCGACGGCAGCTTTAAAGGTTCCTGTTACAATACAAGCCGGATTTGGTGTATTGAAAATGGGCACAGTTATGGCTGAGAATGGTTCAGCAGCAGGGAATGATGGAAAGTTGATTCCTTATGATCCTACTTTAACGATTACTGGAACAGAGAATGCTCCAGGAAGAGCTTATTTGGTAGCAAATTCAGGAGGTGCGTATACTGTAAATGTAACCATCGAAGATAGTTACAAATTTGCTGTTGGTGATGATATTATTATCGTTGATAGTGATTTGGAGGGTGCTGCTGAGAATCTTGGAGCCATTACCGCAATTGACCGTACAACTTATGCTAGTTATGCGGTTATTACATTTACTACGATTTTGAGTGATACATTCACAACTGCAAAATTCGCTTATGTGGTATGTGAAGGCTATAACACGGCTGTTGGGGTTCTTGAAAAATCTGTTGATACAGGTAAAGGATCCACCGCTGGCGGTGCATTGGGCGCTCTTATTCTTAGCAATGCTGTTCTGTACAAAGGCGTGCTGCTTAATATGGATGCGGGTGCATTAACCGATTTGTCCGCTACTGATCGTGGACAATTTACTGTAATTAAATAAGGAGGTGATTAGATATGCCAAGAGGTTTAGGTGATATACCGAGTTTGAGACTTGAGACCCTTCAGAATTTTGTAACGAAATGGACATCTGATCCTTCTCTTGTTTTATCAACTCTATTTGGAAGTTCTAATTCTCCGTCTAGTACGATTAAGTGGGAGAGCCAGGAAGGTGGAAGGGGAATGTCTCCTTTCAAGCCGCCTGGAGCACCTACCCCCATGACTTCTCCGCAGGGAGTAGCACAACACTCAGCGGAAGCCGCATTTTGGGGCGATAAAGCGTACTATGATGAGGAGTTTTTGAACAATCTTCGTAAAGAAGGAACTGAAAATGTGTACCTTGGTGCCCAGGAAAGGCTCGCAAGAGATCTTGCAACCTATATGAATCGGGTTGACCGTAGGCGTGAATGGATGATGGCTAAAATGATTCTTAGTGGAAGTTTTTCTTATTCCGCAACTGGAGGAGTAAAAATCTCCGTGGATTATGATATCCCATCTGATCACCAGGTAACGCTTGCAACTGCTGATAAATGGCAGGCCGGGACAAGCCGAGACATTCTAAGTGATATCATTGATGGAAAGAAAAAGATCTCTGATGATACTGGATCCCAGGTAACACATGCTATTTTTAATAGCACCGTGCTGAAGTATATGGCACAAGATCCTTCTATCTTGACTCTACTGCAAAGATCCGCATTTGGCCAGGGTAATTTGTTTGATGGTCCTGTGGATAAGATTGTTGCAGTCAACCCTAAGATAATTGGAGGACTGCTGGATATTCCTAATTTCATCGTTTATGATGAAATGTATGAGGTAAGAGCATACCTTACAGCCGTTGTAACTGCTGATTCTACTACCGTTGTATCAGTGGAAGATGTTACAGATTTTGAGGTTGGGGGAACTCTACGCTTCTATGATGTGTCGGCAGGAACGTGGGAAGAAGAAACTATTGCTAGTGTTCAAGTTGAGGCTGGTACGGTTACTGTTTCTACAGCACCTTCAACAAGTTACAAGGCAATTGAGGATTATGTTGTTATGCGTAGGCCATTTGTTGGTGATACCCAGTTTGTGATGTTTGCCGGTCAAGTTGACGGTAGGGCTATTGCTGAGTACAAGAAAGCTCCTTATGGACTTGATAGAGTTTGGGGAGCTAAGGCTGATCGTGAGGAACAATGGGATCCCGATGGAGTATTCGTCCGTGTCCAAGATAAGGGACTTCCTGTTCTTTATCAAAGAGATGCGATTTATCAGTTAACCGTAAACTAAGGAAAAGGAGGTTACATTATGACTGATCTTAAAGTCCCAAGACCTTCTGTTGCCTTTCCTCAACAGGTGAATGAAGTTGCCTTATCGCCTATGGTAGCTGTTCCATCTGGAGAGTTACGTGTAACTCAATTAGAAACGCCAATTGGATCTCCTATTATTGCAGGGAGAATTAAAGATGTCTGGATGTCTATTGGCGCAAGTGGCAATACTGCTGATTCTTACCCATTACAGGTCAGTGGTGAGGTTTTTATTAATGGTGTTTCTGCGCTTTCCACAAAGATGTCCATTAACCACATCAGTGGTGAAGCCAGTCAGCAAAAAACAACAAAGGTAACGGGCGATACTGGAATTACGCAGGCTGTGATTGATCAAGATGCTAATTCAGTCGTCCCAGGAGATGTTATTACATATACTTTGACGGTAGATAGAACGGCAACTCCTACTATTGAAATGTCCAATTTGGTAGTTGTTGTCGAATTGGAACCACTTGGCCTTCATAGAAGGTCTTAAATAACGGAGGCAATCGATCATGGATATCGAAAGCGTAAGATTAAAAACTACGTTGAAGGCTAGAGGAAAAGTTTATATGGCTGGAGAAGTGTTTCATACTCCTTTCCCGGCTTTTATAAAAGAAGAGATTTCGGCTGGAGCAAGAACCATTGAGGTTTTAAAAAGAACCGGTGATCCTGCTCCAGCCGTATCAAAAGCTCCAACTCCGGAGCAAATAAGACTATCCTCTTTGCAAGAAGCACAAAGAGCGGCGCAGGCTGAACTTGGTCAATTGCAGGTTAGTTCCTCTGAAAAAGAAAACGCTTTGCTTGAGGAAATTAATACCTTGCAGGAAAAACTTTCTAAGATAGAAGGTGAAAGAAATATTTTGTTTTCTGAAAATGAAGATTTGAAAGCAGGTAAAGTCTTTTTGCAAGAAGAAAATGATTCTTTGAAGAAGCAAGTTGAAAAGCTTGAGGTCAATGTAAATTCCAAACCTGCAAAGAATCTAATAAGAAAAAAAGTGGCATAATAAGGATAAATAATGAGTTCCACAAAAGCCGCATTAACAACGTTGCTCACCCAAGAGGTGAAAGGTCTTTCAACAAACTTTGTTGATGATGATTACAGTAATGCCTTGGATGATGCTGAAAGGGATACAGGGTGGGCTTTCCCTGTAGCTGATGGATTTAAAACCTATTGGCAGAAAGAAAGAGGGAAGAGGCATTTATACTTTTACTTGGCAACAGAAGCAACTGAAGAATTTAAGGTAAGACAGCTCAATCTCAATCAGAAATTTGATCATTTGTTTAGTTTGATTAAGTTTATGGATGATCAGTTTAATGATATTCAAGAAAGTCGTCCTGAAATGTTTGCTGGTGTTGATGCGTATAAAAGTTTTGGAACTCAAATCAATGCTGGTTTTCAATATGACGATTTTGGAAGAGAAACAACGTATGATGAGGACAATCTTGTTATTCTTAATCCCACTGAGAGTTAATAATAATGGGAACTAAGGAAAGTATAAAAAAGGGCTTGATTAGTGCAGGAACATCTTACACAGTCAAAAGATTGTCTGGAGATGTCTCTGGAGAGTATCTTGATTTTGAGCCTAATGCACAAGTAACAAAGCCTTTCATCAGAGAATTCTTTATTGAAACTTTGATGCCTTATGATACAACGATTAGACTTGGAGATGTGGTTAAGTTTGATACGACAGGTGATTATTATTTAGCCATGCATAAGACCGCATCCATTTTGAAAAATGCTATTATTTTAAATGATGGAGTTTTTTATAAGGCAAATGTTTCCGGTGAGTTATTAAGACCTTCAGGAGAAGGATCTTTTAATTCAGATTATAGACAAACAACTTCATGGGAAATTATAAGTGGAGAAACTGGATCTGTTTGTTATGCACTACAAACAGAACCATTGCACGGAATAGAATTACAATCGGGTCAAGAGCTTGGAGATATTGGGATAGAAAATCATGAACTTTATATCCCTTCCTCTTTTGGGGTCCGAATAAATGATAGGTATCAAACAGCATCAGGAGAGTATTATAAAATCAATTCTGTTAAGAAAAGAAGATTTCCTGAAATAGATACTGTTCTTATAGAAGAGGATACTCGCTTTTAGATTGATGT